TGTTGACATAAGCTATAATCCTGCACATTTGTATCAATTAATGCTACAATTAGAACAAATGGGCTACCCGGTTTCCGAGTTTACACAGACTGCTGGAAACATGGTAAAGGCAAGTCAAAACCTATATGATCTTTTAAAATTCAAACGACTTCATTCTTATAAAGATGAGGAAGCCCGTACCCACATTCAGAATACTGTTGCTCAGAGTGAGACCAACGGGTTCAGAATTGTAAAGCAAAAGCAAACCTCAAAGGGAATAAGAAAACCGATGGACTATTCAGTAGCATTATCTATAGCAGCATACAAAGCTGTACAGGGGGGTGGGATAGATGTATCAATTCCAGTACACATATCTTACCCATTCTCTGATAAGGGAGACCAGGATGCTGCCAATAGTAAATTACCATGGATGTTTCGGAGCTAGGAGAAGATAGATGGATACTAATTTAGAAAAGGTTACGCAGAACATAGCATTTGCTAAAGCGTTTATGACTGACTGGCATAAGAATATTGACAGGTGGAGAAATCTGTATGACTCCAAACACTACTCTGGTACACCCAAGCCGGGTGAGGATAGATTTGCAGACCCAACCTTTACCAACCACGTAGACTTAGCGGTTGGTATTTTGCTTACCAATCCATTAGTATGGAAGGCTACTGCATGGAAGCCGGGAACAGAAACCCAGAAACTTGAATCACAGGTAGAGAAGTTCCTGGTTGGTGTAATGGAAACTAATATAAACAGGAATGAATATGATACCCTTTATGAAGTTCTTCTGCACTATGTTCGTGATGGCGGTTGTGTCTTATATACGGTCTGGGATGAGGATGCAGAAAAGAAAACCGAGACCGTAATCAATGAGTATGGGGAAGAAGTTCCCGTCCAGGTATATGATGAATGTCCACTGGTTCAAAAGGTTATTGATCCCAGCACAGTATATTTCCTTCCGGGTGGTAAGAAAAGATGGATAGCAGTAGCAAGGGAAGAAAAGACATCAGCCTTTGATGTACTCATGCGTTTTGGTAAGTTACCAGAGAGCCTGAACTACTTGAAGTCTACAGAAGATTTGGTAAGCAGGATAGGAAAGCTGGTAGATTATTGGGATGCTACTGAGAAGGATAAAAAAGGAAACATAATTATTCGTAATGCTGTATTGTTTGACAGCTGGTAGATTATTGGGATGCTACTGAGAAGGATAAAAAAGGAAACATAATTATTCGTAATGCTGTATTGTTTGACAATGAGTTTGTTCCTGATCGGGAACTTACTGTCATGCCAAAGTACAAGTCATTACCATATACTCTTGGCTTATACAAGCCAACGGATAGAACTGATTCAGGAAAGTGGCACAGTATTATTACCCCACTGGAAGAACCAGTAAAGCATTTGGAACAGAACATCAATCGTAGACAGCGACAGATCAATTTGTACTCTTCGCTTCCTGTGGTATCCAAGACAGCCAATGGTAGAGCAGTCAGCATGGATGCAGTCATGGGGCAGATCGTAACCTTATCTCAGGATGAGGATATTGCTTTCCCACAGTGGCCGGGTAATGCTCCTGATGTAGAAAGACAGATCGACTTTCAGAGATCAAGGGTACAGCAATCAGGTTTCTCTGATGTATTTATTGGGTCTGGTTCTAGTCAGGCATCTGGGTATTCCTTATCACAGCTGGGTGACCAGAACAGGATCAGACTTGAACAACCTATTGCACACTTGAAAAGATTTTGGGAGTGGGCAGGAACTAAAGCTATTGAAGTAGCTGTCGATCATGCTGAGGATAATTGTTATCTACGCATGTATGGAAAAATAAAGGGAAAGCCATTCACAGAACTTATTCCTATAAAAGATCTGGAAGGTTTCCATGTTACCTGTGAGATTACTCCTAATTTCCCGAATGATCAAGTACGTAAGCACGCTATGGGTAATCAGGTACGTGGTATTCTGTCAGAGGAAACCATCATGTCGAAGTACCTTGACATTCAACAGCCTGATGAAGAGTATGATCGAAAAGTTATTGAGATGACCCAAACACATCCTATTGCACTGCAGTATTCCATGATGAAAGTTCTGGAAGCACAGGCTAAAAACAATGATCCAATTGCAGCCATGGTATTACAGCAGCTACAGCAACAGGGTATGCAAGGTCAGCCGGGTGCACCCACACAGCCACAAGGAATGGAACAGGCAGCAGGTGGGATGCCGGCAGTAAATAGGAAACCAGAAGCAGAGGCAGGATCAACTGAAACTGCCCCAGATATGACAGGAATGATATGAGGAAAGCAACCGTTACTTCGGGATTTGAAAGAACAATGAAAGCAGTTCAATCTGGGCTTCAGCGTACTATGGAACGCTCAGGCATAGAGACAGACCGGGACGTAATGTTGTATAATACAATGACACCAGAAGACTTGTTAGATTTATCAAACATCTATGGTCAAGATGGTGTATTGGATTATGTAAGAGAGATGGAAAGAAAAAGATTTTTCAAGTAGGAGAGTGAATTATGGCAACTTATTATCCACCACCCCCGTCCCCAACAGTATGGAACTGGAGAAACCTACCAGGCAAACCAGCATCTGTGCAGCCAGAGTTCATGGTAAACTCACGGGGCATTTCAAACAGAGCAGTAGACCCAAGGATACCTTTAGGTCTTGGTATTGAGTTTGATACGTGGAGTCCCTACTATCAAAACCAGGCCACCAATTATCTCAACCAATTCAATACCCCCACAGGTGGTGGCAGTGGTGGGGGTACGTATACTGGGTCATCCCCAGCACCAGCTCCACAACCAGAACCACTTACATGGTCAGACAAGTATCAGCTGGAAGGTTCACCTTCATGGTGGAAGGGAATGATGCCAAGCAGGTTGACACCTGAAACAGAGGTAGCTTCTATTATGAACGCTCTCATTCCTTACTTATCTACTGAAGATCAACGACAGATGGCTTCCAGCTTATCTCGTCTATTCCCTGACGCTTTTGGTAACTACTCTCCAGAGAAGTCTAACCTTGGAACTCCTACTCCAGGTGTGAATGATCAGCAGAGAGAGTACTTCATGTCCCAGCAACGAGCAGGTAACATCCTCAACGCTATGGATAAGATGAAGGAAGCCAGTGGTAAGGGAGATAAAGATTTCGGGCCAGGCTATCAGTATGTCAGGCAGCTTGCCAGTGTAATGAAAGACTTTGGATCAGCTGCAGGATACAAACAGCCATCCCGTAGACAGATCATAGACATGTACTCAGCCTTCGATCCTTTGTTAGCAGAGGGTGGTGGGGAGAAACTTGGTGCGTATAGTGAGCTGGCAAGATCTATTGCACAGCCATTCTTTGGTGCAGGAAAATTAGTCCCAGTAAGTAAAACTGAGTCTGGTGATTGGAAATTTGGGGAAGTAAACAAATCTTGGTTTTAGGATAGGATAACTCATGGCAAATGAATTTTGGAAAAGCTCCAGGTTTTCTGCGTTTTTGGGCCAGCTTCGTGCTCAACGAGAAACTAAGAAACAGGCAGAGAGTTATATTCAGACATTTTCTCAAGTAGCAAATAAGGGTAAGAAAGAACCCTATGTATCTCCAATGCCAACCAACAAAAGAAACATGTTTGATTGGAAGGGCATCCAACAGGATGCTGCAGCTATGAAGCCTACCACCAACACCCTTGGGGAGCAATGGCAGAAGAGATATGAGCAGTATGCCAAAACTAATGCAAAGCCCTCTCTTGTAGTTTCAGATGAGATTGAGAAGAAGAGAGCAACATCATGGCAACAAGATCAAAGAATCGCCAGAGCTAAGTTAGTATCTGAGGGTAAGTTATCTTTTGATGTAGACCCAACCAGAGAGCCAACAGACGAAGAGATAAAACAGATCCTGAAGAACAGGGCTGACGAAGAGCTGCTTGCTAATACTATGAAGTTTGATACTGGTATCAAGCCAGGTGATACTCTGTATTTG